CTCTTCTGTGCCTGCGTCCATCCAGACCGTGAGGTTTTCAAATCAATAATTGTAACCTTGCCCGTCTTTTCATTCTTGGTAATGATATCCACATACCCAATAAAGGTCACACCAGGACGAACTTCCGTTTCAATAGGATATTCAATACCCGCAAGTACGGTGTCTTTTGACGGGAAAATCTTATTACGATGTTGCTGTACATACGACAGAATCTCACACCCTTGATTGTAAAACTCCATTAGGGTTTTCTTATCACACAAGAATACTTTATTCCCGTTTGCATCAACCGTAGTGTTTTCTTGGAACAATGTAATGAACTTTGTTTTGAGGGGTTCACTGAGGTCCACACTCTTTGCAAGATTGTCCTTACCCGCATATACCGTAGTCTCCAACCATTCTTGGATAACTTCGTGCATGGCAGTACCGAACACGGTGTTAATTGATGCGTCATCAAATCGGACACCATCAACGTACTTCAACTTCCACGAGAGTGGACAGTTTGCCCACAACGAATACTGCGAGTAGCTAATCTTATTCATTCGATACCATCCAAGAGTTTCTGCATAGTTTTCTGTTCACGTTTATCGTAAGAGTTTACGGGCGTTTTATTGTTTGTGTGGTCTAGTATAACTTGTACAGCATCCTTCACCACTTGTAAATCATTCACTCGAAATTCAAGTGGTCCATGTCCTTCTAACTCAATAAGGATACTCATTTTACCTGTGAACTTCAAGTTAAGTTCTTTTTCTGATTTAGTTTTCTTCTTCGGCATCGTCATTTCCGTGTGTAAGGTCACCAGGTTTTGCGTGTTCAACACACGATGTATAATACCAACCTTTACCTCGTACTTCACCAGGTTTGCCGCAGGTTTCACAAATTTTAACACTTTCATATCCCACTTCACGAATTACTTGATCAAGTTCATCATTACCATAATCTGTGTAGATACGAAGTCCTCCAAACTTTTCCTTGACCTGTACAATCTTTACCGTACCTTTAATAGATTCCAGTACATCGTATACACGATTAATTAGGCCAGCCCACCCAGCACCAACACTTGCAAGTGCATCTTCTCTGGTATATCCTTTATATTTCACAAATGACATAGTTTCCTCGTGGGTAGATACACTTAAAATATAACAAAAAACCCACTCAAAGTCAAGTGGGTTATGCAATAATATCTATTTTTGAACCTATTGGAAATCTATTATATAACTCCTGTTCCAGTAATAATATATTATTATCTAAAAATTCTATGCTTGGTGGATTTTCAAAACCTTCGTATATTACGAAATCACCTTTACCAACACTTATGTGAAACATATTATTTTCTTGAAGTATAGAATACCAACATCCAGTGTTAGTCGTTCCCTTTTTCTTCCCGTAATGTGTCATATAATCCCGTTAATTGTGATTCTTTGCTAAGTATGGCCAGTTTCCATCTTGCTTGGTCTTGGCTCCAATCACCAGTTAACCCAGGAAATAATTCCCAGAATAATCCAGAGGCAAGTAGTTCTGTGTATTCTTTATCAACATCATCATAACTTGCTGTGTGTGGGAGTCCACTATACTCACAGATGGGTGTACCGAAGGCACGTTCCCAGTTATTTGCGAATGTTTTTTGATCTACACTTAATGGTCTTGGGGAGTCACCTTTTCCATTACTCATAATAAAGTACCTCTACACCTGCTTCACTGAACATAATCATACTTCGTTTAATACTCTCTTCCCATATTGGGCCCTTTGCTCCATCTTGACTAAAATGCTCAATATAAATTTTCTTAATGCCGGCGTTTATAATTCCACGTGCACAATCTGCACACGGCATTCCACACGTAAGATACATTGTACAACCTGTTGTAGATACACCAATTCGTGCTGCGTTGTATATCGCATTTCGTTCTGCGTGTTCAAACCAAAAATACTTCTCAGGACGTTCTTGCCGTTCAAGAACATCATCGTTAATACCACGAGGAAACGAATTGTATCCAGTAGAAACAATTTCATTATCTTTACCAACAATCACCGCACCGATTTGTGTATACTTGTCTTTTGACTTTTGTTTTACATGCCCAGCAATTCCACGAAAATATCTGGCCCAACTCAGGTTAACCATTTTTATAATTTCCTCTGTTGTTGTCATAGTTTAGCCTTCTTGATTACTTTTTCTTCCGTTCCGTACATTTGACACAACTTTCGTAATTCTTCTTTGTTGTGCTTGTAGTAGATTTCGAGGTAGTCTGTAGCTTCTGCTGCGCTAATGTCATAATGTTTCCTAACCAAGTCAACCATCCACGACTCATATACCGACTCCTTTTTACTCTTAATGTACTTATTAAACTGTCGCCCTTTCGGAATAACTCGGCTGAAGAAGGCGTAGTGTATATCATTTGGTAATGTGTATTTCTGCATCTCGTTCACGAACGGAGATTGATGCGGATTCATACTCAGAAATTTATTGACCATATACACACTGTATGATTTCTTATCAGCATCGGACAATGTATCAAAATAGTCTGGATTCTGCCCAACATAAATTTGCTCTATGTGGTCAAACAGTCCCTTCGTTTTCGATTGATTCGTTTCCTTCGTCTGTGCTTGTTTCTTCTTCGGTGGCATTGGTTAGCTCTCGTTTAATTTCTTCTATTACATCACGAAGTTTGTGGGCTTCAATGAAGGGTGTATAATCAATATACGTTGGATTTGAAATTTTGTCAACATCTTCTTGTGTAAAATCAATCCCCAAACGTTCATTTAACTCTGGTAGATATTCCGTAGATGGTTTCTGCATCATTTCGTGGTCAACCATACTAACGTGTAATCCAGACTTTAATAAATGTGGTTTAATTACATCGTAATAATATAGAATAGTTTCCAAAATATACTTTAATAAACTTCTGTCAAGTGGAATATTTTCGGGTGTTTCCAATTGCTCAGTTAAAAACTCTACCAGTGCTGCGTGTTCACCATTACCATTTTCCTGTGCATACGACAATAGTAACCAACTTGCAGCTTGTTGCGTGATATCCAATCTTTCGGCCAAAACAATTCTATCAAATGCATGCCACGGAAATGTCTGGTAATCTAATATATTTTTATAACTTGTCAATGTGGTACTGGTAATCTTAACAGAAAAATCATCCGTGTTCGTCATCATGTCTAATTTTTCTTCCACGGATTTTACAATCGGACCTTCGGAAAACAATTCCGAATAATCTGTTAAATTAAACTTTGTAGAGAAAAGTGTTCCCAACATACTTGAACACGTACGTGGGGTCGAAACAATAGCTACTCTCATACATTCTCCTTCAATTCTACTTTCTGAGGTTTCCACCCATTATCTACACCTTGAATAACTTCGATGTTTTCCACAACTCCATCGGTAACAGTGACCTTTTGAATCAACTGTACGTATTCTTTAATATCGTTATATGGTATGACTGGAATTTTTAAGTTTTTCATCATACGCTTCTTTTCCTTCTTGTCACAGAGAAAATAAATATACCGATGTTTGGCTGTTTCCTCTTTTCTCCAAAACGTACGACCAATTCGTTTTGCTAGATTCTCCACGGATTTATTACCAAACTTTGCCCCCACTGTTCGTGAGTGCATCCACAATCCTCCTTCCTCTAAGAGAAGTGAGAAATCAGGCATCAACTTGGAATATCCACATCCCTGATATATCCAATTCGTTGCTCGGTAAATACCACCCGTGTGTGATTGTTCTGGGTCTGCGTAACTGACCAATACTTTTACTCGTGAATCATTATCTCTCATCCAGTGGAAGGATTGTGCAATAGAATAACTTTCAATATTCTTTCCATACCCATCAAGAATAACCAATCTGGTGAGTTCTAATACTTCGTCTAGTTCTAATCCGTCTACAATACTATCAACCGTTCTATTACTTACAGGATGCCCATAAGTCATACAACCAATCAACTGTTCGTTTTCACCGGCAAAGAACATATGTTCAGTTTCCTCACGATAAAAAATCCCTAGGGCATATCGTGTGGAACTGAACTTATGTGTGTAATGGTGCTTTTCGATAAAATCCCGTGCCACAGCTTTACTAATTTCTCTAACTGAGACACGGGACTTATCAACAAACGTTTGTTCCATATATTACTTGATGTCCTGTACCTTATCACAGATTTTATATTTCAACGCTTCCTGCGGAGCTAACCACACATCCTGCGGTGGAAGAAGTCGTTCACGAACAACCTTTTCTGCCAATCCAGTACACTTCTTGTAATGATTAATCATACGAATCGTAGTCAACTCAAACTCACGCATCGTTGCGATGAGTTCGTGCTCCTTACCTACCTGTCCCCACGACCACTGATGTGAGAGAATACTCGTATTCGGCGTAATGATACGATGTCCCTTCTCACCAGAAATGAATGTTAACAACCCAGCCGATGCGATACATCCAAGACCAATCGTACGAACAGGGATTGCACTACCTCGCATTACGTCAATAATAGCGAATGCAGCTGACAAGTCACCACCATAACTGGTAATCATCAATGTAAGATGGTCATGCTTCTTACTTTTCTGAATGTTTGAATCTAGTATCCACGTAACGACATCTTTTGCTACATTGGTATTAAACTCATCACACAAGTAATAAATTCCAGCATCTCGCATAGTTGTTACTGGTGCTGCTGGTGCCGATACAATTGGTGCTACTGCGTTAGTAGTTTTTGACATATTACTTCTCTAAAATGAGTGAGGGCTTGCTCGGAGCCTTTTCCACTTCGGTTGCTGCTTCCTCTTCCATTCCCTTGGGAATTACAGGAAGAAATGACTTATTAATATGACCACATGCATTACACGAAAAGGTAGGAATAGGTACAATTGCTTCCTTACCAGTTGGTGAAATAAGTGCAGACATCCGCTTCATCAACATCACTTGTTCAAAGGTGTAATTACCACAACGTTCGCAGGAAACATCGTCTGCCTTTGACAAATCCACATTCAACTGCGGCTGTTGCGGTGGTGGTCCACCAAATCGGTTATTCTTTGACATAATTCCTCAACCATTTAAAATGTTATACAACGCTGCTACAAAATTAATTTCCTTATCTACTACAAAACTATCACGATACTGTCCCTCTGCGATTTCTCGGATAGTATGTGGTACTTTTGCCGGTGCGTAATCAGTTACCTTATCAAAGAGTAATCTATACAGTTCAGCAAAATCCTTTACATTACTATCTGCCACAATCTGTCTTATTTCATTAACCTTATCTTTCAATGGAAGATTACTCATCAAGACATCCAACACCTTCAACTTGTAATCCCCAGCGATTACTTCCTCAACGTTGAGTTCCAGTCTACCGCCACTTGTTTGATTTTGCGAAGTATTAATAATCCGGCGAATGTCTGGGTAATATGCGTTAACCAAGGTTGCGATAACAGACTTATCAAATCCAACATGTTCCTTCTCCAAAATTTTCATTAAGTGAACTGCCACCTCTTTTTTAGATGGTGGGGTCAACTTGAATACTTGTGCTCTACTAATCAGAGGATCAATAATACGTTCCACGTAATTACAGGTCAAGATGAAACGAGTATTCTTACTGAACACTTCCATCAAGTTACGAAGTGCTGCCTGTGCCTGTGGGGTAATGTAATCCGCCTCGTCGAGTACGATAATCTTCAAGGGTTTAAAACTCATTGTTGCTGCGAAGTTCTTAATCTTAGTACGAATCGTATCTACGGAGTTTTCATCCGATGCATTGATAAACAAGTAATCACAATCAATATTCTTGACCAGAATCTTCGCTGCGGTGGTCTTACCAGTGCCAGCTGTACCGCAGAAGAGTAGATGCGGAACATCTTGCTCTGCGATAAATTGAGTTAACTTGTTCTTTACGTGTTCGTTACCAATGTAATTCTCCAACGTATCAGGCCGGTAGCGTTCTGCCCAGATTGTATTATCAATCATTATCTTCCAACCTCATTCAAGTAAGTGTTCTTGGTTTCATCCCAAGTCATCTGAACCATTTTACGATAATATAATGTTTCACCATTTAAACGGTTATTATCAAATAGATTCAAATATCTTTTGATTGCTTTATCTCTCCACCATAACATAACACTCTCAACATCATTTGTCAACTTCTGTGATAATATTAGTTTATCTTCGTTGATTTCTCCACGAAGAAATTCACGAGTATTTTCATAGACAGGTGCGAAGTATACACCACGTTGAAATCCATGCTCATAATCACTTGCTTTAATACCTAATATCTTAAACAACAATAACATAGTCTGTTGCTTTGGTCCCGTTGGTGGGAATTTGTGTCGTGATTTTTTATCGTATACTTCACCAGATGTATGAACAGAATAATTGTCTGCTTCTAATTTAGCAATCAATTCTTCTTTGGTGGTTGCAGTGATACGGATAAACTCGTCCGCACATACCCATTCTTCACCTTCTTGTGTAATATCTGCGACATACGGAATTGTTGCTTTATCAAATCCTTCCGAATGATTAACTTTTAGATAGTTTGCCCACTCTTGGAAAATATCATCGTCTGGTTTCAATGCAATCTTACCGGCGGTAACTCCTAATTCTTTCCAGAATGGAATTCGTTGGTACATACTGTGTGAACCATACAACGATGTGGTGGTTAATCCCACAAGGATATTTCCAAATTTAGAATTCCAGTAATCACGGACAGACTTCGTTGCCAACAACGATGCAACCAATTTACCACCAAGGAAATTATACCCAAACGGTTGTGTTGGTACGATGGTGGTTCCGATTGATGTTGAGTTGAGTAATCCATCTTCAAATTTATTCTCCTTAGTCCATCCAATCCATTTATCACGAACACCAACAGAGGCAACATCAGAACCCAATGCACAAACGCCAAGGTACTTACCAGAGTTCTTGTCACGAATAAGAATACGAACAAGACGACCTGGATTTGCCGTAAACTCAAACGTAGAACACATAACACGAAGATATTTCCAATCACTAAATAACGAAGTATTATCGGGTTCAACAATAACAACTTCTGGATCTAATTTATTGATTTCTTCAACAGTTAAATCTTTGTTGAGAATATCTGTTGGCCGCCATATTTTGGCTTCAACAATTTGTGCAAGCTGAATATCTTTTGTATTATTAAAATCCGTTGTTAGTTCTTTCCACTTCTTATACAACGTATTTTCTTGCACCGATTGATTTTTCAACATACCCATATGTTGAACAAACTTATTTTTTTCTATGTCAAAATCAAACGATGTACCTTCACCACTGAAAAAATCAGTGGCACTGGTGTTCAAGACAACACCACCCTTCGGCGGTTTCTTCGCAGAAGGGGGTGTATACTGTGCTTGCTTTGGAGTATCGTTGAACTCAAAGAATGACATTAGGAAGCTGTCTGAATCTGAACGAGGTAGTAGTCGGTGTTGTAATCAGTGACACCAAACTTGACATATGCCAATCCCTTACTACTAACCTTCAAGACACCACTAGCTGCTTCCTTATTGGCAGCGATGATTTCCTTGAAGTATCGTGCAGAGAAATTGATGGGAGTAATCTTTGCATTCTTTGTAGTTTCTACATCAAGAGTGATACGATTGGTATTCATATCAGAATATCCAAGAACAATCTGTGCAGAATCACCATCACTAAGGACGGTAAAAGTTTCTACATCGGACAATGCACCTCGAGCCTTCAAGAAGGTATTCATCACCTTCTGGTCCAGCTTGATTTCAATATCAAATGCGGGGAGTTGCTTCAAATCAGGCGCAGCGGGGATAACTGCGGAATCCGCCAATACGTAATCAACCTTTGCGTTACTATCGGTGAGGTGGATAGCAGAAACTCTATCACCGACCTTCTTAGTGGTAATCGTAACAGCTTCACCAAGAACTGATAGCATTGATGACAACTGCTTAGTATCAAAGATACCATAGTCACCTTCGTCCAGCTTGGCGTCCTTAACCGTGACGATACCAAGTACATTCTTGTCGTCGGAAATACACTTTACGGTGATATCATTACCGTCCGACTTCCACAACACACTTTCACAAGAACCACCAAGAGAATACTTACTAATGAACTTTTCTAACTTTGTCTTTTCCATAACCGTTTAACCTCTGTTGTTTAATTAAAACCGAACCAATCACCGTAATGTGATGGGCGTACCGTACCAAAATCTGCACTTATACTTGCTGACAATCGTTTACTTCTTGGAATACACTTATGATACCTTCTGTATGGAATATACAACACATCCCCAGGATGTAAAGTGTACACCAAATCTTTTTTTAATAAATCATCATTTAAACAAATAACTTCATTTGGATTTCCGTTCCAAGTTTCTGCGTATACTGTCCAATCGGAAATTCCATCTAATTGTAATATTAACACATATTGGGAATCTGCGTGTGCGTGGAATGACTTGGAAGTATTTTTCAATCCACCGTAAATATTTGTACTGACATATCTATTTTGTATCTGTGAAAATATATTTGATGCGTAGAATAGTCCTTTGGTATACCGTTCCATTGCATTTAATATAAATGATTTACCATCATAAATTTCAGAAGCTATAGTTTTAGTAGGTGTACTACTTGTTTCTGTACTTCTGTATGTTTCTATTTTTGATTTATTATCACCAATAATAACAATATCGGAATTGTGGTAATTATCATTTATATAACTTTCTACATTACTCCACGTAAATATAGATTTGGGTGTACAAGAATTGGTAAGAACAAATGTACGTTCTTTATCTTCAATAATTTTTTCAAAAACTACATCGTTTACCATCTATCCCACTCCCGCATCCACAATCTGTCAAGTTTACCATAACTAAATCGTGCGAAGTAATCGTATTTTTTCCCGTCTATCGGAATACCATTGTAAAATCTAATATCACCGTGCAAATCTGTCAAGTAGTCCCTGCGATAAGTACCTTCTACTTCGTTAGTAATAAAGGAATATCCCGGTAATTGTATTTCACATTTTATATAATCAAACATTCCCATACTTTACTCCTTTACAAAAGCAGTTTCTTCTGGATTAATTCCTATACTTTCTACATAATATATTTTGTGATTCACTTTTAATTTTATTGGTAATTTCCAATTAGTGAAGCTATCTTCCCACCATCGTACCCGATTGTTTGGCATGGCTGCGAGATACCCCTCTTCCGACACCAACATATTAAAACTTTTATCTTGTTGTGGTGCGTTGGAATAACCATCATCATAAAATTCGATTGCCCATCCCAATCCACGGCCGGAAAATTTGTTACCGTGCGAATCTATCCACTCAGCACTTAATCCTTTGGAAAACTTCATATCTATAATACCAAATTCTGTACCGAAACATCCCCACACTTGATGAGTATGTAAATTTTTTGCAGGAGGTATTTGTTTGGTGGTATCTTGTCCAATAACAAGTCCGTGAATGGGTACACCACGATATTGTGCACCATTTTCCAATAACACAGAAAATGTCAACGCTTGGGTGGGTCTAACTGAGACTGCATGAATAATACAATTATCTAGTCCAGTGTCCGTTCCATTGGTAATAAATTCACGACGAACTTTACCATATAAGTGATACGGAAGAGATGCGGTCAACGAATACATTACATTAATTTGGATAATGTTTTAAGTGTGTCTTTATATTCTTCTTGATAATCACGAGTCCATCGGTACAATCCAAGAAGTAATTGTGCTCCCTTTTCCGTGGTATGTGCCTTTAACATCAAAGCCTCCAAGGATTCGTTCAATCTGTCTCCCCACTTCTTCGCGTAACCCAACCAATGGTAATGTGCTTTAAAATCGTGTTGTACGAAACGTAGAGATACTTCAGCTTCACCTAAGAATGAGGCATATGCATGAAGTGACGCACTAATGGGACGGCCTGATGCTTTGTGTCCAACAGCAGCTTGTGCTGTGTCATCATAACTATTCACAATAGAGTGATGTAGTTCTTCAACTGGATTTAAGACAAATTCATTATTGTGATGTAACATATCGAATACTTCTGGTGTACATCCCTTTCCAAATCCTAGTGCTGTAAATTTCCAATGAATCATTTCGTGATACATGTTTCGAACCGTAACCACTGCATCACCAGGAAGAGGAGCCATAACAATCCAAGAATTTGGATATTCAACTGCCGCCAACTGACATGAGAATTCGTTCCTATCGGCTGCAAGTTCGATTGGAGTGAATACATCCACTAAATTTGTTATGGTATTCCATATAGTAGGTACTGCTCGTGGAGCAATTTGTGCCAATGTATTTAAGTGAGAATCGTTATTGGCAAATGAGGTGGGTAATGTAGATGGATTAAAAGAATGAACATACATACCAGAAACTTTCTTATATGGAAATTCTTTTTTAACAAATCCCTTTTGCAACTTAATTTGTTTAAACACCTCTACATCATAACCATCGGGTTGTGCTTGGATAACCCTACTATAATCTATTGTCATAAAACCTCTTCCCATGCATACTGGGCGTTTAATTTAAAGGTACCGACATATCCACCCCAGAACGCTTGAGCAGGATTTACCAGTGATATAAAAGCAGATCCATTTTGCTTCTTATATAGATAGTAAGTATCCCCAATATTCGGCTTAAAACTTATTGAACTTTCATACAACATTTTATTGATAGAATATTCTCGTACCAACTTTTCATAATCCCGTACAACAACATCATACCGTTCTTTAAAATAATGTTTAAACGTGGGAGACACTTCTGCTTTCCAAGTATCAACATCAACTGGATGAATTGTTGCTGGTGCGTTAGGTGTGATTCCATACGTTAATGCGTTTGGATTTTTATTTTCATCATCGTTCATAATGCGTAGGTATAGATGTGTTTTGGTTTGGTTTTTATTACCTGTACGCCTGGGTCACCACGTTTGTATCTGTTATTGATTTCCACCCCGTATGGTCTATCCACCATAGTAAGTGTGCGAACGTGGAACGATTTTCCGTCTACCATCAATGTAGTTCCTGGCGCAGTCATACCTTCGTATTTAAAGTTTGCTGCTTTATAAATAATACCTTTGTGTCCTTGCTGTTCGTCTGCATAGCTGACTACGAATTTCCACTCACTATTTTTTCGTAACCATTTTAATGTCCTACCTACAAAAAAACTTTCAGCGTTCTTTGGCGTGTCATCAATTAAACATAATCTACGAAGTTCTAAACATTTGTCAGGATCGGTGGGATAATATTTCTGTGCCGCAGAAGCACCTGCTGGACGGGTATAAACGCAAACACCCACCAATTCTGGCAGGAATGTTCCTTCGCGAAATAATCCAAATGTTTCTTTTTCTTGTATATTCACATAATCCGAATAATGCCAACGACGAAGAAAATTTCTAACTGTTTCCGAAAAACTGATATGCTCTACAAAATAGTTTTCTAATGCCATAATCACCTCATAGTGGCGGTGGGGGATTCGAACCCCACATAGGTTTCCCTAAGTCCTTGGCTAGCGTAGTAAAAGATATAACGAGTAGCGAGCCCAATTTACTACCGTCGTCCCGACCGACTGCACCGCCTGTATTTTAAAAGTCTCCCAATTCTCTAATACCGACTCCCACTGGGAAGATGGGTATACCATCTCTGGATAATTCTTGATACCTCACAGTCACATATAGACCAATCAGTTTAGAGCGGTTCTTGTAAAGTTCTCTACGATTTTCTTGTGATCCCTCCGGACGGCAATTAAAATGCTGTCCATCATCGGTTTCGAGAATAAATATGGCGAGATTCTTATCGCTTCCATCACCGTCAATAATATCAACAATACGATATTCAGCATCAATAAAATCCTTTAATTTAAGTAGTGAATATGACCGTTTTCCAATTTCATACTGCATATCTGGATTTCGAATCATCGTTCCTTCAAACCCATCACGAGTGAATGACTTATGCCAGACCAACACATCCGCCTCATTGAAAGCTTCCCACGTAGGAACACGAACAACGTTGGGGGGAGCATCGTGGAGAATATCGTGAATAATCTGCTGACGTTTCGCATAAGGAAGTTCACTATCCACAATATCATATACGTGATATAAAAGATTTGGTGACAATTCTGGACGATATTTCTTGATTGCCGTCATACTCTCCTGCAACAGTACGTTGTTCGGCAACATCAGCTCACCATCAAGAATAAACCCGCCTGCATCAAACTTCAAGTGCTGAATAACTTCGGGAATGACTTCCTTGTTTCCCCGACTCCAGCCGTTCTCACCATCGAACAGCATTCGCATCCCGTTCAACTTGGGCTGAACGTAAACAGGAAATTCCACCTTTCCTTTATGGTCAGAGAACTTATGGGCGAGCATCGGCATTGGACGAACATCTTTCCGTTCACCCTTTGCACGGAATCCCTTGTCACGTTGCTTCTTGATAACGGCATCATACTCAAAGTCTGCCTGCTCTTGGGAATTTCGTTCATTTGCACGACCAACGTTCGTGGGAGCAGCAAAGTATGGTTCGGAGGTCTGACGTTTCGTTTCACGACCAGTCTTACTAATCTGGTACCATTCAGTCTGCGTGTAATAGTCTGCACCGTCCTTGACGATGTGTAAACGCCAGAACTTTTCACCACCATTCTTGTTTTCGGAAATTAACCATTCACTTGACTTGACGATTTTCATTTGATAACCCTGTCGAGGATGAACATAATGATTAAAGAAATCAGAAACAACTTTGCACCGAATAACCAGTCCCATGTCATGAAATATCCCTCTCCGAATCCATCTTCATAATAGCATAACTGATATGGGCATATATTGCACTAATCAACACGAAGATTGCGAACAATCCCACAATGATAACACTGGTTTTGAATAGCATGTTAATCTCCAAGGAATAGGGGATGTATGAAATATATCACACATCCCACAAAATGTCAAGTCCTTTATTAAATACTATTTAAGAACTTCTAACTTAGGTTTAGTATTTTCTAATTTATAAGTACCCAAAATTTCTTCACCCAAACTAATATCTTTTAATGCTTTTCCTGTGTTGGAATCCACGTTACCATTTTCTTCTGCGGTGTTCATATACACATAGGGATTAGCTAAGTTAAAACAACCGTCTTTATGTAACTTGAACCAATAGAAATTTTCTTTGGTATTTTCATACGATTTCAGAATAATATTCTGCACGTATGTTGGCAATGCATTAAATTCTTTTGGGGTTACACCATATGTACCACTTTCACCCGTCCATTTTGGAAATACTTCTTCACCTTTTTTAATATCACAGAGAGCAAACGTCCCGATACCATGAATTGGACTTGGCGCTGTATCGGTTTTGATACAGTCTCGTACATACTCGTATGCTGTCTTTTTCACTTCATTTACATTGACAAACGTATCGGTGTGATTGTGATTATACTGGGTGTTAGTTACGATAACAGTATTGGACACCAATTTTTGATCTTTGGGATCAACCAAGTTTAATTTGATAGCGTGTCTGTCCTCACCGATTTCCGTATTATTTCCTACTTCCATTCCATTAAAATAATGCCGCTGCCAATCCTTGTTATGCTTTCCAGCTTTTTTATCTGCACTGAATTGCATACGTGAATTATTATACGTATGAAATTTTTCATACAACTCAGGATTTTCATCCAAATGTTTGATTTCAAAATCAAACGTTTCCGCATAATTGTGTGGAATTGGTTGAATGAAACAGATGGGGTCACCCTTTTTAAACTTTACAATTTTATTTATTTCTGTAACACGCCAGTTCATTGTAAATGTGTAGTTTAACCAATCTGTTTCAACTACACCCTCCAAAGGATGTGCCCCATCAATAAAGAAATTCGGTGCACCACGAACCAACATATTAACTTTTTCGTTTGTTTTAACTAAGAAATCAAATTCAAACGTGATAACTCCGCCAACAAAATGACACTTCACCCACTGATTTGATACGTTATATTCTGGGTCCAACCAAAAGTGCATAGAACGTTTGTCTTGTCCACCAAACCAAACAGCACTGATGTCACACGGACATTCAATAACCCATCCGTTTTGATTTGCGATAGTCATTGGAAGGCATCGGTACATATGCTTATACTCGTCCATCCACGTTCTTTTTGGTGATGCAGAACGAACGTTCCACCCAGGGATTAACTTATTTCTTTGATTTCTATAAAACGTAATCTTGTTTGGTCGTTCCATAATAACCTCTTAGAATGAAAAGAATTCATCTGCTTTTTGATTGACATCAGTAGGAAGAAGTCCCCATCCTAATGCACTGTAAAAATCTTCTAGTTTTGTTTTTAATTCGTTCACAAACAATGCCTCGTAATCAATATACTGCGAAGCGATATCCGTAATTTCCTTCGGGTCATTGTATCCCTTTACGGCAATGGTTTCTAGATTCCACGGATTTGTTTTGAGATACACATACTTAATCTTTTCACCGTCTGAAATTTTTTCATACTTGTTTTGTATGTTAAAATGACGCAACATTCGGTTGTATGTAATACACGCCTTTACGTGTGCGGGAGTTCCCTTCTTAAACTCACCCAATTGTTTACCAGCACCCTTTTCATATTCTGAGATGTTTTTAACCGATGTGTTTCTAGCAACGTTGATATAGTTCTCATTATCCAACGCGACACGAAAATCTAATACTTTTTTATCCATATCACCCTTGGTGATGCCACCTAGTACGTCCTTCAATACCCCATTCATAAACGTACGGAATGCCGGCGGAAATGTTGACCGTACTACATCCAATCCCTTAATCTTGATTTTATTATCAACATCTAGGTTAGATTCCAAATCATACACCGCGTTCATAGCGTATCGCTTCTTAGCAATCCACACACCCTTACTGGCGACAGACTCACCCTTAATATAGAACCTGTGCTTATCACAGAAAAACAATTCCTTCGACATTACGTTATAGTAGTCGTTCAACTTGTTTTCCACCGCACGAGCCAATTTAATAGTAAAGTCCTTTGGTTCTGCGTTTTCTGGTAGTAGTGCTTTGGATGAAAAGTATAACGAGTCGGTATCAATATAGATACAATAATCCTTATCGTCTTTCAGTCTGTCGTTATACAAATTATTTGCAAACTCTGCACTATTCTTAATAACATCTTGGCCCGTTGCTGTAACGGCCAATGCGTTGTCAATGTCAAAGAAACGGAAGATAGGAAGTCCAAGAACACCATACAAGGAATTCAAGAAAATCTTCTGAATGTGTTGACGACGATCGTAATAGTCTGCCAACTCTGCGTTACCTTCGTTCTTATACTTCTTCATCAAATTCTTATATTCTACTCGTTCTGCGAACCAACGGTCAAGTACTTCTGGAATAATACCCGTCTTGTTAGCATCATACAATACACCATTAGAACTGATGTACATATTTGCCGTGTTCATAAACTTAATAAAGTTTTCACGAGGCAAACGAGTAATCGCGTCCGTGTCCTTATCACGTACCAGATAGATATCAATTTCACCCTTACGGTGCTTCTCAACGTCCCAATTCGTCACAAACCCGCGTTTAGTCTCTGGACTAATATTGAGACTCATAATGATACTTGGGTATAGTGATTGCAAGTCGAGTGAATAAATCCAATCGTACAAACCTGGTACAGGAGGTTTCACGTATGCACCAGAGAATCCTTCATCATTATTCTCTACACGGTCATTCATCAACTGCCGACCATCGGCAGGCTTGTTGCTTACCACCAATCCCTTGCGGTGTAGATAGGTAATGATTGTTCCTTCGAGGAACTTGGAGCTGTAACAATAATCTTCGTATTGTACATGACCAACGTGACAAATACCACGAACCAACTCAATCAACTTCATTTTCTTGTCAATTTCCACGATGATACGTACGTCTTGCACGTTATAATCAATAAACTTATCAAGGTCATTTTCAAACAGGTCATCAAGTGACCCTTCGTATTCTACCTTACCCATACCAACTTCAATACGACCAATCGTATCCAGACGGTAGTTTTGCTGTTGTCCGTAGGTGAACTTCTTATAAAGGTCAAGATAATCCAGTGATGTCACACCGGCAATCATCCACTTCTTTCGAAACTTGGAATACTTCAACTTTCCAATAGGGGACAGTCGGTTTGCAATACCGTTTCCACACTGTTGCTTTAACCGATTGTAAAGATAAGGTACGTCAAAATAATCACTATTCCATCCCGTAATAATAGTGGGACCGATAGCTTCATATACATCAATGAACTTGTAAAGTAAGTCTAGTTCGTTATCAAAGAAGTACGTGTCAATATCACCCTTCTTATAGTTTTGTCTAGACCCTGTTTTGTCTAGTACCAATACCGTATATTCCTTCGTGACATTATCATAAAGGGTAACGGCGGTAACTTCATTGTTCGGGTTTTCAATATTCGGAATACCATTTTCCATTGACACCTCAATGTCAAAGAAAATAACTTTGTGACCCTTTGATGGTTCGTCACTATCCAAATATAAATCTGTGATTACACGAGTTTCACGGGGAATATCACTTTCAAATAAGGTTGGGTCATCCCACTTATACATCTTGGTTTTACTAACACGAACACCTGTCATACTCAACTTAGACCCATTACGGTCAGCCTTATATGCATAATCAAACTGTGAAAACGGCAACGTGGTATAGCCTTCCTGGTCATCCCAGAGATGTACTATACCACGACCTTCACCATCTTCAATAAAAATATTCTGATACATTAACGAGTTCTCCTTGATAGTCTCTCTTAATATATCCTTAGTCGGCGTCTTTGTCAACTCCGAATTTTATCCATCTATACCAAACTCTCTCGTGAATATAATATTGTATTGGTTTCCACAATAATTCTGCTATACCAAACGCAGCACCAACTTTTATAGATCCACTAACAACCCATATAGTAAAAAATCCAATAGTAGTACTAAGAATTCTATAACTTATTGTTTTTGCTATATGTCGTTTTGGGTGAATCATCATATCACATCCTTGTATATAGAACAATATTTGTTCCAGTTTTTATTAAATTCATCTATATTTGTTATTTTAGCTACTAAATTATTATCTATCGTTTTTTGAACTACTTTGGAATAATTATCTAATTCTGGTAAATCTAAATATTTTAACAATTTTTCTGGATCGTTTACATAATCTTCAATATAAAACACATAATCCGTTAATTGTTTTATTCTGTGTAATCTGCACAACCACTCAAACCACATAGTAAACATATCTTCGGAAACATATATGCCCGACATCATCTGTCTTTTTTGGTGTATGATATGTGGATCTCCGTGAAATGTTTTTGTGTACATAGACAAAATAAAACTTAAAAATTGTTGTCGCAAATCTCGTCTTAGTAGGGTTATAGTCTTGTATCTTTGGTTTTTTATAAATTTATTTATTATGTTATACGACTTACCAACTTTTAAATTAATTATTGGGAGTGGTGTAGTGTCAATTATCTGCTCATACAGTACATACGGACTGATTTGTTCATATACCGAATTTTCTCTATGTAATATATTTTCTACACCAGCTTTATATTCAAATATTTCTATACTTTTTTGAAAAATTTCAGGAGTAGTATTTAATAAATTATCAGCATATTGTTTGTATTCCGGATACTTTATACTCAAACTTTCTAATATCCACGAATGTATTGCAACACTGCTTGCCCTTGGTAAGCTTATAATGCAGAACATTATAATTGCAGTTGTTTAGGAATATTTATTGCGGAAATAATTTCAATTTTATCATCTAATTTAACATGTACCATTATAAAATATCCTTATGTCGCTTTGGATGAACCATAATTAATCAGTTAAATAATTTAATGGGTAATTAAATGTAATAAAATCTTCGTGGAACAAATGCTCCGCCAACTCAATAAATTCAGGGTCAGTAAAGTCTAGGTTATTCAAAGGATCGGTTTCTATCAAGTCCAATGCTTCAAGTTTACTGATGTCATATGTAAAATTATTTGTTATCCAGTTATTAAATTCAGATATGTTTTCATATTTAAACACAGTGATTTCCGAACTGCTTGCCCAGAACTTTTGTGTTTTAAAGAATGCACCAATAAACCATTCAGATTGCGTATTAAATATTTCACTTAATGTGTTTCCTTTTGGTTGACAATTTCTATTGAAATTTTCATAGAAAAAAGTAACCATATTGTGAATAGTATCATGTGGAAGCACAAAAGAAATTCGCGGGTCTGTTGCTTTACGTTCAAACATATAACGTAAAGAAGAAATAAATCTATCAACAGGATTTCTAACTACTGTGAAGTACTTAACAGAACTATCATTGACTGTTGATAATATACTGTATGATGAATGACCCAGTGGATAAAATTTATTAGCTTTCAATTCACTTGCAAATGATTCATCAAATAAACTGTTATATGCTTTCGTACCAGTTCGTGGTATTTTTACATAGCACCACTGGTTACCGTTCGTATCATTTATAATCATATTCCGAGTTCCTTACGAATTTGGGTTGCACTAATTGATTCAATTTCATCATCCAACTTAATTTGTTCGACTTTATAACCAACATCACGACCATAGTATACACCAGAAATATTTGGCAATTGCCAAATGGTATACTTACCTGCGTAATCTTGTTCTAAATCTTCGTGGATTCTAGAAATAACATCTTCGATTGGCAATGGGTCTTTTTCGGTTGTTCCGTGAGTATCACGAACGCCGATACATACTTGTCCGGCAATAGACAAAATCTTTTCAAATAGAGCACGATGACCTCTGTGCCAGGGTTGATATCTTCCCACCATAAGTCCAGTGGGTGCTTTGGGGTTAAACTGCATGTTCACCTCTGTGTTTTTTCTTTAAGGTTTCACTAATTTTTCTTTTCGTTTCTTCCGATACATGTTTTGTTTTTCGTTGCCCACTTTTCCATGCATCTTTTTGTTTTTTTCGCATCATTTCTTTATTTTTTGGATTGCTCCAAAATTCTTTAATTTTTTCTGATCGTTTTTGTATGGTTTCATCACTCTGTTTTTTTCCAGTTAAACTATCAGATATTTTATTTTTCCAATCTTCGGTTCTTCGTAAATTTGCTTCTTTTATTTTTTCACGAGTTTCCAGTGAATGTTTGTAATTTTTACTCAATCTACTTTTAGTCACTTTTTCAATATGCTCTTTTGTTTTGTATTTCATAGCATATGTTAGATTACCAGTTCCAAAACACCCTTCATTCAGCCAATTTGTGTTATGTATTAAATTACATTTCTTTATTAATTTTTGTTCCCACGCAAATGCTTCTTCTGGGGTATCAAATAGTTTTCTAACCTCTGCTATAAAACTATCCTTACCATATGATTTTATTAAATCTTTTACTATTTTAGAACTTGAAAAATAAGTAATCCATAAATTTTCTGGATGTGAGTTTTTACCGTATTTTACACCATAGTATCGTTTTCCAGTGGGTATGTGAGTTAATAAATAAGTATAAGCCATGTGTATCTCCAAAAATACCATATACTTATACTTATCATTAAGCCTCTCAAAAACACCGATTTTTACAAAAAATCATTAACACTGTTGATGCTTTAGAATTAAATTGCATATTCTCTGTGCCTCTTCCTCTACGGGATTAAATTGTGTAATACGATCGTTATATTCGTTATCAGTAGGTACTTGCCACACTTTGTTAGTATCTTCAAACCGACCCTCTGTAATAGTGTCCATCCATACTGCAAAGTGTGGTTCGTAGATAGCACGGAGTTCTGCGGTTGGGGCCACGAAATCAGATACTACATATTGCACCCGACCCTCTTCCAAAATATTATCGGACATGGTTCTCATACGAAGTGCTTGTCGTGCTCGTCCGGCGGGACTAAAATCCCAATCTTCAAATGCTTTACGGATGGCGTCTGCGTTTAGATGACCTGCGTTTGGAAGTAACTTAACCAACTCTTGTGCTAATGTAGTTTTTCCAGAACCAGGTAAACCAAATAGTAAAATTCTCATGACCCCTCATCTAATTTAATATGTTTCTTTATTTTTGATTGAACAATTTTCGGATTATTTCTAATGTCATTTTCCCATAAACATAAAAATTTAAATCCCATCTGCTCAAATTTTTTCTTTCGTTCATTATCACGTTGCCAAATTTCTTCGGCTGTCTTTTTCTTACCTTTATTAAAATAGGAAGAAGTATATTGCTGCGGGTTACAGTGCCAAAAGTCACCATAACATTCCACGATATATTTTTTATTTACCAAAAAATCAACGGTGTATCTATCCACCGAAACTTGTTCTTCAAAAGGAAGATTAAGTCTTGTTAATATTGTAGAAACCGTTTGTTCAATTTTATTACTTGTACACTTAGTTTCTTTTTTCTTACGACTCATAAGTTATATTGTGTATTGAAACTCAACGTAATTCTCATATTGGTTTTATTTGGTGGAACGTAATGTTGAACCCAACTTGGAAATAATACTAACTGTCCTGTTTTCGACTCCACGTTTTCTATATTAGATGTATACATACCAGGTGCATCTTTTCTTGTATGCTGTACGTCCAACATTCTAAATCCTTCCGTTGCACTTACAAATGTAATTGGTGCGCTTCCTTCGTCCACATAAGGATAATATGCTCCACTAATTACACTATCATAATGTCTATGAACACCAACAGAACCATTCATACTTAGAATATTCATCCAGCTTTCATAAATATAACTGGTGTGAATTCCAATTCTATTTGAGTACTCGTCAATACACTCTTGGAATTTATTGTATAATGGTTTTAGTGCGGGTATCTTACTTGGGTCTGCGTCACCACGAATTCCATCTACTAAACTATTCGTTGTGTATCCAATATTTTGTAATGCGTGGTTTACATCATCGGTGACGAAATCCGATAAATTAAAAATTGCTACTGGTGTGGAAAATAACCATAGAGTATTTATTTCTGTCATATAGATTTCTTATGCGGAAAAACTACTTCCACATCCACATTTAGCAGTAGCGTTTGGATTTTTAAAGGTAAACCCAGATCCCATCATGTCTATGACATAATGAACCAATGTACCATTTAAGTAAGAGCTGGAAAAGGGGTCTATGACAATCTTCAACCCATTTTCCTGCTCTACAACAACATCATCCTCTTCTGGATTATCAATGATATTGAAGTTATACTTAAATCCCGAACAACCACCAGGTAATACCGAAATACGGAAATATTCACTATTTTCCGCTTCGGAAAACTTTTTCATTTCACCCAATGCCGCGTTGGTGAAGGTAATACTAAAATCAGCCGCCTGTTGAACCGAATCCATTGCTCCCCCTTCCATCTTCCGATGTGAGTTCAGTAACCTCTTCTACTGCAAAATCCACTGTTGGTATTAAGATTAGTTGTGCAATCTTGTCACCAATGTAAACTGTCTTAATATCTGGTCCACCGTTGTGTAATGCTACCTGAATTTCACCTGTATATCCGTTATCAATTATACCCGCTACTACAAATAATTTTTTCTTCGTAGCGATGGAAGAACGATCACGAATAATACCACCATACCCAGCGGGAAATCCTATAGCGATACCGGTCTTTACCAATAATGTTTCATCTGGATATATTGAGACTTGTGCATTGGCGTATAAATCATACCCCAAATCTCCAGCGTGTGCTTTTGATGGGAGTATAGCCGTGTCATATAATCTTTGTACTTTCA